TAGATACATTAACTTCTGTTAAATTACAAAATTGGAATGGTCTTAATGCAATTTCACAACATGGGTTTGTGCCCCAATCTTTATCATTTGAAAAATATACTCCAGGTTCACCTGAATTACTTGCAACAATCTTATCCCATAACCCCATAAAGTCTTTTTTTCTAACCTTATGACGAATAACTACAGCTGAATTGTTAGCTCTACCTCTTTGTGGGTTTAATTCCCACCAAGCACCATGTTTTGAAGTTAACATTTCATTATCATGTAAATCAAATAGAGAAATTAATGCTGCTCTACGAATACCACCTGATAATACAGCATCAGCAATATGACAAATAATATCATGTGCTTCAAGGGGGGATAATTGCTCACCGTCTTTTTTTCTATCAAGTACTTTTTGAATTTGAAATAAACATTCTTTTAAGGGTTCAGGACCTGGTGCTTTACCTCCTACAGTAATTAATTCTGCTCCCTTTGGTCTAATGTCTCTATAATCAAATATAGGCATTATTTTAGTTTTACCTAAGTAAGCTTTCATAATTGCTCTTACTGCATCTGCCCACCCCTCAATTGAATCACCAATTAAAAATCTTTTTTCTTTAGTTGCTTTGTGGATTTCAGGTAAATTATCAACGTGGTGTTTTTGAACTGAAAAACCCACACCACATCCTGACAATAATAAAAACATTGTTTCACTAAAGGCTCTATGGTCATCAATTGGTAAAAATGAACAATTAAATATTCGTGCATTATTAATTGCAATTGGTTTTCCTGCAAATTGTAAACTACGCATTGAGGGTAAAACCTTTTTATTATACACTAATTTATAAACATCTTCGATTTCTTCCTTTAATTGGGGAAACTTTTCTTGATGCATTTCTTTATTTCTAGTAACTAATTCTTTCCAGGTTTCCCTTCTCTGTTTTGAAGGAACATATTTTGCATACTTGTTGTAAACTACTATGTCTGATAAAATTTCTTGTGTAATGTTCATTTAGTGTGTTGTTAAAACGTTAATTATTGTTGTTAAAAAAAAGGGATAAACCCTTTGTGTGGGGATAAATACAATATATATAAGCAAAACCCATTAAAGATTAAAAAACTCGTTGGAAGCTCCTCTAAGTCTTCTTCGCTCTGCAGGCGAAACATTTCCAGGGGTTGTTTGTTCAGGTCTTCCATTTCCTCTTATATTTATTGCAATTTTACCAATTGCAGTGTCCATAATAGAATCGTAAGTTATACCGTCAGCTCCATATCTATTTTTCATAATATGCCACCTTCCTGTTCCCCCTTCCTTATCTTCTGCATTTCGTGCTAAAGACATTGCAAAGTCAGTAATCATCATTTTACTGTAACTTTCTGCCATTCTATCTCCTTGAATGATGTCTTCTCTTGCTCCCGATCTATTTACCTGTGATGCTGTCCATATAGGTAATTTTAATTCGGTAGCCAAACCTCTTAAATTAGTATAAATGTCATCTAATTTGTCTCTTTTTTCAGTACTTGCTTTAGAAGTTAACAAATCAGCGTAATCAATAATAATTAAATCTGGTTTAATATTTTGTTGAACACATTTTTCTAAATGTGCATGAATTGTGTTTACGGTTGCTTGTCCTGCTGGATATTCTCTAATGTAAAGACCCCCTCGTAAACTTTCTAATTTTTTGGTTACCTTTTCTTTATGTAAGATAATGTCTCCAACTGGTATTTCAGTAAAGCAAGCGTCATACCTTCTACCTACATATTTTTCATTTAATTCTAAAGTATAATGGATTACAGTATAACCTAATTTCACTGCTGCTGCTCCTATTGCAACTAAAGCCCATGATTTACCCCCTCCAGGCCCTCCTGCAATCATTCCTAAATCTCCCTGTCCTAAACCACCACCAAGTAAATTGTTTATTAAGGGCCAAGGTGTTGCAACTGTATTTCTTGCTTCTTCTCTAAATCGATCTTCTAATTCAGTAAAATATTCATGACCAATGTCTCTTTCAGTTCCTGCCTTTAATGCTCTATCAATTAAATTTCTAATGTCATCATAATCACCTAATTCTAATAGATCTACTGATTTTATTAATGCACTTTTGAGTGTTTGATTTTTACAAAAATCTAGAAAGGTATCTTTTACATAATTTAAATCTGTTGATTCTGAAGCTTTGTATGCTTGTTTAAGTAAATCTTTTACAGCTACACTTTGTAATTCTTGATTTATACCCTCTACTTCAACTTTAAAAACCTCCATTGTAGGAACAGTTTTATATTCATTAAAATAGCTTAATGTTTTTCTCATAACCCATTTACCCGCATCATTGTCAAAATAATCAGGAGACACTATGTCTGCAATTTGTTGCAAGAAATCTCGATCAGTAATTAAGATAGCAAGTGCCTTAATCTGAAATGTGTGTCCATATTGGGTTAATTTACTCATGTGTTTGTTTTGCTAATGTATTTAATTTTACAAAATGTTCTCTTAACCATAATTCTGGTGCTTTAATAGCGTTGCCTAATTGATCATCTGAATACATCATAATAAAGTCATTTCGGGAAAGCAAGTTTATTGGCGCTTCTATTAATCTTGTTATTTGTAATTTTAATTCACCCGAAATTGGTGGGTTTTTTAAATCCATTAATTCTTCATTTAGTCGGAGTTGAGTTTCCGACTCACTAATTTTTTTATGCATAGGTTCTTCTCCTTTACCCGCATGTTCCAGAATGAAATCAAGATCAAGGGTTGTCTGAGTAAGTAGATCTGGAACTATTTTAGGTAATTTTTTAGGTCCTAATCCTTTAACACCTTCGATGTTGTCGGATTTGTCACCCATTAAAACTTTATACATTAAAAAATTATGAGCCGGTACTCCATAATCAGCTTCTACCATTCGTGGGGTATAAAACTTCTTTTTTGTTGGACTCCATACTGTGATTCTTTCATCTACTAATTGTAAAAAATCTTGATCTGCTGATAATATAGTAACATCTTCATCTAATAAAGTGTGAGCTATGTATGCTATTGTATCATCAGCTTCAATTCTGTCTATTGAAATAACATTAATAGGAAGAAAATCTAAATATTCTATTAAACGAGAAAATTGAATTTTCATTGCATCTTTTTCCTCTGTAGCATTTTTAAAGGCATCCCACCTTGTAATTCGTTTACCAGGTTTTCTGTTGGCTTTATAGTCAGGGTGTATTTTTCTTCTACGTTGACTGCCTCCTTGACCATCATAAACTACAATTACTCTAGTTGGATTTACTTCTCTAATAGCATAAGCTAATGATCTTAAAAAACCAGTTAGTCCTCCTACAGGTACACCATTTTCATTTAGGGCTCCATTTACTGCGAATGCTCTTAAGTAAAGATTTAAACCATCTACTATTAACACCCTATTATTTACCCCTAAATCGCCCGGTTTTTGAACGTTATCTAATAAACTGAATATGTCTTCCATTATGAAAGATTTGGGTCAATTTCAATGTCTGGATCTAAAGCTTTAGGATCTTCATGTTGATATTTCATGATGTAAGCATCACAAGTGTCTCTATACATAGCTTCTTTAACTTCAGGTCTATCATTACACAATGTTTCTAAATCTTTACCTGTAAATGTAATGATTTCTCCTGTTGCTGTGTCTGTGTATTTAGTGATAGGACCTGATTGTTTACACACTTTATAGTTTTTCATTAGTTTAAGCCAACCACCATAATTGTCTATACCAGATCTGTAAAATACATTGTATCGAATTTTTCTGTTTGGTGGGCCCATTCTATTTTTAACTACTATAGCTTCAACTTCGGAACCTACAACTTCATCCACCCCATTAAGTTTCTCTTTAAGTTTCCCAACTTGTTTGAGTCTCAATCTAACTGATGCATGAAATTGTAAGGCTTTACCTCCTGAAGTAGTATATTGGTCAGCGAATGGCATTGCGCCCATCTTTTGTCTCAATTGGTTCGTGAATACTAAAAGTATTTTTTCTTTCCCAATTAAGTTAGTAATTTTACGCATTGCTTTGGATAAAATAATTGCCTTTTGAGTGGCATAACCATCTTTTTCAAAGTCAGCGGCTGACTCAATTTTAGTGGTAGCTGCGGCTACTGAATCTACAACAATAGTTACAAGTTTGTTTGGATTCTTTTCTCGGACTTTGAGTATAACATCTTCAATTGCTTCCATGATGTCCTCAACTGTCTCTAATGGTAAATAAACCATCTTTTCAACGTTAACTCCAATTGCTTCTAAAAATTGTGCGTTTAGCGATGATTCAGTGTCAATGTATACCGCAATACCATCTTTCTTTTGTGTGTTTGCTATAACGTGAGATGCTAATGCTTTGGATAGAATGATTGCCTTTTGAGTGGCATAACCATCTTTTTCAAAGTCAGCGGCTGACTCAATTTTAGTGGTAGCTGCGGCTACTGAATCTACAACAATAGTTACAAGTTTGTTGGGGTTCTTTTCTCGGACTTTAAGGATGA